CCACATACAGTTACTTTCCAAAGTGACTTAACTGTACAAATAGAAGAATTAGGTAGAGAATTAGACTTTGACAATTTAAGTAGAGGCGAAAGAAACAGATTAATATTAAGTTTAAGTTGGGCATTTAGAGATGTTTGGGAAAGCCTTTATCAACAGATCAACTTATTGTTTATTGACGAACTTGTAGACGCCGGTATGGATATATCTGGTGTTGAATCAGCCATGGCAGTATTAAAAGACATGAGCAGAACACAACAAAAGAATATTTTCTTAATATCTCATAAAGATGAACTGATTTCTAGGGTAGATTCAGTACTAAAAGTGGTAAAAGAAAATGGTTTTACCAGTTATGCTAATGATGTTGAAATAATTGTTTAGATTTTACTTGACAAACTCATATCATACGTGCTTTAATTACAGATATGTTAATTAACTATACAAAAGGACAATAAATTATGTCACAAACACACGAATCAATAATGGCGGAGATTCAAAACTACTCTGAGGAGAACCAAAAGTTCACAGAGAAAGGTGTTAAGGCAAGTGCCACTAGAGCTCGTAAAGCATTAGCGGCTTTGTCAAAACTAATCAAAGCTAGAAGAAAAGAAATTCAAGAGGCAAAGAACGCGGCAAAAAAAGCGGCGTAATTTACTAATTGGATCCAATTAAGGAAGCCTCTGCTTTTTAAGTGGAGGCTTTTTCTTTTAATATACCTTTGGTTGTTTTTTCTCGAAGTATTCCAGACCCGTGTATTCTTACACGAATATGACCATTATAGTAATCATCTGATTCTAAAACTTTACGTGCAAATTGTTCTCTGGCTTCTATGTATGAAAGTTCTGCTTTTGATTTACAATAAAAAAGTATTTCTCTTTTAAAATTATGTTTACCAAGTCTTTTAATATCAATAGTTAAGTTATCACTACTACCATAGTAATCTTCCCAATCACTATTAACCTTGTACCTACGTTTATTTCTTCTACCTTTTAATGGCGGACGTGATCTTTTAAACTTTGCTAATTTTTTGCCTATGTACATCCTACCATTAGTTGTATTTGTTATTTGATAAACAAACCCAACACAGTCTTCTGGTAATTTTTTAACAGGGTTTTCTTGGTACATCCAATTCATAAACATATTTAAAACTCGTAAAGATTGACAAGATTTTTATTTCTATGCTATATAGTAGTGATGGGCAACAGCATCCATCCACTAGGCAAATCATATCTACTTTATATAAAACAGCATTGAGGTCGCATCTTGCGATCAGATCTTGCTTGTAGAAAAAGGCAATGATGGGGCTATGAGAAAAAGCACCCCCAGGTTTGTGTGAGATTATCGTATAAAGATTACACAAATTCGCGTTGGAAAGAACGAGCTAATGGGTACAGCACAACCGCCCAGTTACGACAGCGATATACGGTGACTATAAACTCAGCACATGGGTAAGTCGTTCTGCTAGAGATAGCAGAACTATGACTAACATCTAGCACATAGGACGCATATTGCGTTTATTTTTAGAGCATAGCGTAAATTAGAAATAAACTGAGCGTAGCGAAAGTTTAGATGGCTGTAAGCCATCTTTAATGAATGGAATCGCCGGGAACAATGATTACAGCTGAAAAGCCAACCCCCGGCTCTATACTTTTTGCCTGCGAATTCCATTGTAGATACTTATTGTGAATTATTCTTCGTCTTCTTCTTTAGACTCGTCTTTAGTTTCTTCTATTGTACCGTGAGTTGTAATATACTTTTCTATTTCTTCATCAATTTCTTTTTTAACAACTTTATTTTTATCTTTAAGTTTTTCTTTTAATATTGTAATTTCTTTATTTTGTTCTTCTATTTTTTTTCCTATACTACTAACATCTGACGTTGCGTGTTCTAATTTAATCATAACAGTTTTAATTCGAGACTCTTTTTGTTTAATAGTCTTAAGGAGGTCCTCTTTCTCATCAGAGAGGTCCTTAATTGTAGATTTGAGCTCTTGAATAAGATCTCGTTCAGACATATATCGTATAATTATCCTGATTTTTTAGTACCATTATAGTATAATATAATATTCTAGAAAAAAGGTTGACCGGTTTTTTTGGTAGTTTCCATGTTTTCTTTTACCAATTGAGCCACTATTTGCCGTTCTGTGGGGGACATTGCCGCGGCTTCTGAATACGTAACTCCTCCACGCATAAACCAACATACTTTAAAAAGATCATGTCGTAATGCTTTAGTTTCATCTTCCATCTTTTTTAATGTGATAATAATGTCAGATTCCGATTGTGACAATAATGTTATACGAAAAAATTTGCAGTATCAAATGTTACCGGCACTTCATAAGTGACAGGAGCGCCTTTTTTGATCTGCTCATCGGTTGCTTTCAATTTAATAGGTTTAACTGCACCTTGAGATCTTAATTCAATCAATTTATCTTGTAATTCTTTTATTAGTACTGCATTTGCGTTTTCTACAAACTCTTTTATTTGTGCCGGATCTGTAACTTCAGCACCTTCAGTTGTTGTTATTTTAGAAATATTTTTTAATAATATGGTATGGCTTAATTCTGTTAATGCTTTGAAACTTTCATTAAATCTTTTTACTTTCTCTTCCGGTGCCATGTCTGTATTTTGTACTGTTGAATATAATTTTTGTTGAGTAAATGTTTTAAGAGCAGTAGTAGTCATGTCTTTATATGTTAAAGGCCTTACTGCAATTTTTAATCCATCTTTTAATTCAATATCATTGTTTACCTCCGTAGTTTTAATTTGCTCTAACAATGCTGGTAAGTTTAATGTATGCGATGCTTTTTCGGTTGTTCCAGGAACATTAAAATTAATATCCATAGTTTCACCATATGTGGCAATACGTATTGCTATTAATATTGTATCTAAATCATAATTGCTTATTTGCCATGCATCTTTAATTTCTGGAATACAACTCTGGATTACATCTACCATGCCTTGACCATTCATTAATGCATCTGGTGTTTTAAATATAATTTCATCGCGAGCAGTCATTGGTTGTACACCTACCTCTCCTGTTTGAGATGGTATTAATATGTGTGGAGGATAATTTCCACCCGAAGGTAACGTAACAAATACAGCAGGCTGTCTAAAATACTTGTTTAATGGGTTTGCGTTTTCTGGCATTTTTTATATCTATAAATATACATTAATTGCGTATATATGTCTATATTTATATGCGTACATAATGATAGGAATTAAAACCATATGGCGGAATTTAGTACAGATGAAATAGGCAAATTAGCCGAGGCAATGGCGAAGGCCGTTGAAGGTAAAACAACCCGTGAAGAAAAACGAGCGGCTATAGAAGAACTTGCCCAAACAAAAGAAGGTAATAAATTACATCGGTTGAGTAATAAAGAACAACAAACTCTTTTAAAACAACTTAAAGCATTAATAAAAACTTATCCTGAATTAGCTAAAGATACAAAAGCAATTTCTGAAAGATTTTCTGATCTTGAAGACAATTTAAGAGCAGTTAGATCTAGTTTAAGAGGATTTGGTTCAGCCGCATATACAGGTACAGGATCAATAAGTGAATTTACTGAAAATTTACGAGGTAGCAGTGAAGTTTTAAATTTTGTTGCAGACCTTGGTAAAACATTTGACATTAATGCTGAAACATTTCGAGGATTAGCTGAAGTTGGTGGTAACTTTAATCAATCTATTGTAGAAATGAGAAGAGCCGCGGCATCTGCCGCTTTGCCACTGGACGATTTTGCCGCCCTAGTTAGAGATAATGCAACAACACTAGCCGCTCTGTATGGTTCAACTACAAGAGGTGCTATGGGTATTGCTGGATTGTCAGAAGCATTAAGAACTGAAGCTACACCAGAATTAGCTAGTTTAGGTTTTACAGTTGATGAAATAAACGAAACACTATTAGCAAATTTAGATAGACAAAGAAGAACAGGTATTTTTGATAGATTAACTGACAAGCAAAGAATTGAAAGTGCTGGACAGTTTGCAAAAGAACTTGATAGATTAGCAAAACTTACAGGTCAACAAAGAGCAGAACTTCGTGCTCAACTTGACCAACAAGCCGCTAATGCTAGATTTGCCGCTTTTATAAGAACACAAGACGATGACACTCAAAGAAGGTTGTCAGGATTTGCCGCAACAATAGGAGCAGTGTCTCCAATGTTAAGTGAAGGTATGCAAGACATAATTGCTAATGCCGGAGTACCTGTAACTGAAGCTGGTATGCAACTTGTACAGAACTTTCCAGAAATGCAAAGTGTTGTTAGGTCATTAATTGCTGGAACAATAAACTCTGAGCAGGCTTTAATGCAAATGAGAGACCTTTCAGTTAAATCATTAGATAGATTTAGTGCGGCGGCGGCGACAGGACAAGTAGAATTCTTAAATTTAACACCTGGTATTGTTAACTTGGCTGGATTAACATTAGAATATGGCAAAGTACTTGATGAACAAGGTAACGTTGTAGCAGGTGGTACATCTGCATTAATGCAATTTCAAGAAAATGCAAAAAGATTATCAGCGGCAACACAAAGTTTAGAAACAGGATTTTATAGTATGTTAGGTTCGTTGGGTGGAGAAGGAACTACTAGTGTAGTAGGTGCTATAGGAAAAATGTCTGACAATTTTGTTAAAGGTACATCAGATTTTACAAAAGCATTATTATATGGTACAAAAACTCTTACAGGAATGGGATTAAATTTATTAAAAAATACACTACCAACATATATGGCAGTTTATAAAGGAACTAGAGATGCAAATCTAGTATCTGGTGGTGGTGGAATGTTTGGTGGCTTTGGAAAAAAAGCAGGCGGATTTGCAAAAGGTGTTGGAAGAAAACTTCCTATGCTTGGAGCAATTGGAACAGCAGGCATGAGCATCCATGGAATAGTTGATGATGACCCAACAAACGATAAGTCATCATGGGCAGGTATAGCCGGATCAGTACTTGGAGGAATAGCTGGAGCTATGTTAGGTGGACCAATGGGAGCAATGGTTGGTGCAACATTAGGAAACATGGCTGGATCAACTGTTGGTGGAATGTTTAGTGGTGATGGTAAAGCAATCGGTGGGGATATGACTGCTGGAAAATCATACATAGTAGGTGAAGGTGGACCAGAATTGGTAGAACCATCTGTGGCAAGTACGGTTACATCAAACGCAAACCTATCTAACGCATTAGACTTTACACCATTAGATAATAAACTAGCCAGCGTGGTAACAGAATTAATCACTACAAATAAAAGTCTCAAAGAAATGGGAGAAGGCGTAAATATGCTTGTAGGCGTTAATAGCAAGATTTTGCGATCTAGCGAAGGTCAGTTAAGAGTACAAAGAAATGTGACTGGCAATGTTCTTTCAGCATAAATGTCTTGCTGTTTACCTTAAAAAAGTGTAATATAAACTATGGCTTGGAAAAAATATTTTAAAGATGCGAACTTATCTCCAATTTCTGGAGAAAGAGTGCCTAACTTTGCAAAAAGAAACTATTCATCATATCTACCTGATGTTTATACAGGACATCCAAATAGAATACAAAGATATTTTCAATATGACCAAATGGATTCAGATAGTGAAATTAATGCGGCACTAGATATCCTAGCAGAATTTTCAACACAACAAAATAAAGAAAACGAAACACCATTTGATATAGTGTTTAAAGATGAAACAACTGAACACGAAGTTAAACTTTTAAAGAAAGCACTTCAACAATGGACTTTAGCAAACAAATTTAATAAAAGAATTTTTAGAATATTTAGAAATGCTCTAAAATATGGAGATTGTTTCTTTGTAAGAGACCCAGAAACACACAAATGGTTATATATGGATCCATCAAAAATTGACAGAATTATTGTTAATGAATCTGAAGGCAAAAAACCCGAACAATATGTTATAAGAGATATTAATCCAAACTTACAAAAACTATCTGTAACATCAATAACACCAAATCAAACTTATGGAGGTGGTGGAACCACTGGTGGTGGTACTGCAGGATACTCACAAAGTTATGCAGGTGCTGGCAGAGGTTCTGATATGTCGGGTTTTGCTGGAGCAACAGGTGGACGTTTCTACAGAACAATGAATCAATATGCCATTAATTCTGAACACGTTATTCATATGTCAATGTCAGATGGCTTAGACAACTTATTTCCTTTTGGACAATCAGTTTTAGAACAAGTTTTCAAAGTTTACAAACAAAAAGAATTATTAGAAGACGCAATTATCATTTACAGGGTTCAAAGAGCACCTGAAAGAAGAGTATTTTATATTGACGTAGGTAATATGCCAACACACTTGGCCATGCAATTCGTTGAAAGAGTTAAAAATGAAATTAATCAAAGAAGAATTCCAAGCACATCAGGTGGTGTCAACTATATTGATGCAACATATAATCCTATGAGCATTAATGAAGATTATTTCTTTCCGCAAACAGCAGAAGGAAGAGGATCTAAAGTTGATACACTACCGGGTGGTACTAATTTAGGTGAGATAGACGATTTAAGATTTTTTACAAACAAATTGTTTAGAGGATTAAGAATTCCAAGTTCTTATTTGCCAACTGGACCAGATGATTCACAACAACAATACAATGACGGTAGAGTGGGTACTGCGTACATACAAGAATTAAGATTTAACAAATATTGTGCTAGACTACAAGCACTTTTAAACACATCATTTGATTTAGAATTCAAATATTGGATAAAAGGTAAAGGATATAACATTGACAATGGAATGTTTGAACTTAAATTAAATCCACCACAAAACTTTGCGGCATATAGACAAACTGAAATGGATCAATCACGTGTACAAACATTTACACAGATAGCAGAACTACCTTATATGTCTAAAAGATTTGCGTTAAGCAGATATTTGGGATTAAGTGAAGAAGAAATGGCAAGAAATGCTGATCTTTGGGCAGAAGAAAATGCTGTACCTAAGAAAAAACAAAGTAAACAAACACAATTACGATCAGGCGGAGTAACTCAAGCAGGTGTTACATCAGATTTAGACCAGTTTGAAGAACCAACAGCTGAACCCGAAGTACCAGGACCGGGACAACCAGGACCAGGAGCACCAGGAACAGTACCTGGCGGTGGCGGAACAGTACCTGGAGGTACCGGAGGTGGAACCGTTTAAAGGTTAAATACTGATATGAAACTATTAGAATTCTTTACATATACAGGAGACGGGTTTGAACAAGATGCAACATACGAACCTGAAAACGATATTTCTGTATTAGATAAAGATGATACTAGAAAAACACGACTTTCTCTTAAAGATATCAATTCTATGAGATTAGCATCTGAAGAACACGACGAACAACAAAAAGATGAAGCAGAATTTGTTCAAAAAATGTATGCTCAACCACAAGCAGACGATTTAGCAATCTAATTTAACACATCCTTTAGTAAAACAGAATAATTAATATAAATCATGAGTGATATAGCATTTGTATTAGGTAATGGAGAGTCTCGAAAAGGAATCCAAATAGAAGATTTAAAAAAACACGGTACGGTGTTTGCCTGTAATGCTGTATATCGTACTGATCGTCCAGACTTTTTGGTTGCAGTAGATCCTAAAATGTTATTAGAAATAGGTGAGACCGACTATGTTAAAAATAATCAAGTATGGTCTAATTATAATGTACAATATGAAAAAAATCAAAAAATATTAGATCATGTAAAATGGTTTCAACCAAGTCTAGGATGGAGTTCTGGGCCAACAACATTAAGATTAGCTTGTGAAAAAAAATTTAAAACAATATATTTGTTAGGATTTGACTATGCAGGATTTAATGACGATAAAAAAGGAGCAAGTAAACGATTTAATAACTTGTTTAAAGACACTCGTAACTATAAAAAAAGCACAGACGAAGCTACATTTTATGGCAATTGGATGAGTCAAACGAAAAGGTGCCTACAAGATTATAAAGATACGAAATTCCTCCGTGTGATACCTAGAGACTGGTTTTCTCCTAAGGATTTAACCTGGAATGAGAATTTAAGTAACGTTATAATCACTGATTTTTTAGCTAATTTTAACCTTAAACTAAAAAACTAATCAAAATAGCGGTTTTTGTCAAATATAGGTACCTTTTTTCCATTGTTGAAGTAAATACAAACACTTATAAGCAAAAACTTGCCAATTAACAAGGAGCACGTGTAATATGACACAACCAACGAATAAGTTTGAACAGTTGTTAGAGCTTTTAATTAATGAAGAAAATGATAAAGCGGAACAACTATTTCATGAAATAGTAGTAGAAAAGTCTAGAGACATCTACGAAGGTTTAGCAGATGAACAAACTGCTACAACAGAAACTAAAGACGAAGCTAAAGACGAAGCTAAAGAAGACGACAAGAAAGACGAATCAGTAGTTAAAGAAACTGAAAAGTCTGACGAAAAAGCAGAAGACAAAAAAGAAGAAGCGGTTAAAGAAACTGAAGGCGAAACAGTTGAAGATAAAGACATAAAAGACGAAGGTGTCTTTACTAAACCAGCACCAACACAAGTTGCACCTCAAAAGTCTGACGAAGAATCAATTGAAGAAATTGGTGGCGATGCTACTGACGAATTAATTAAAGATATCACAGGCGATGAAGAAGGTGAAGCAGATGCGGCGGCTGACGAATTAGGTCAGGACATGGGCGCGGATGCTGAAAACGGTGAAAACGGTGAAGATGGATCTGTAGAAGACAGAGTTGTCGATTTAGAAGATGCTTTAGATGAACTAAAAGCGGAATTTGAAGCGATGCTGGCGGCACAAAATGGAGATGGAGAAGCAGAAGAAGAATCTGCAGTACCATCAACAGCGGCACCAGTTATTCCAGCAGAAACAAAACCAGAATTGTCTAGATTTGAAGGCAAAGACGCTAAAGAAGATAAGAAAGACGCTAAAGAAGAAAAGAAAGAAACTGTGAAAGAATATAAAAATCCAGTTAAAGCGGATATGAGCGGCGGAGACGACAAATCAGCAAAATCACCAGTAAACACAAAAGTTAAAAGTGCAGGTGGCACAACGGCTAATATAGCAAAAGGTGGAGGAGACGAAAAAGGTCGTCCGGCACCAACTGCAGAAAAAATAGCTAGTAGCTTTGAGAATACTGGAGGAAAAGCAAAATCAACTTCTTTCAAAAAGAAAGAAACAGCTGATCTTAAAGATGGTTCTGACAAATCTGCAAAATCTCCAGTTAACACAAAAGCGTAACTGTTAGATTTAAGGAATTATCAGTATGTCACTTTATCTTAGAGAACATTTAACCTATGATCAGGCTCGAATACAGGTCTTGCACGAAGGCAACCAAGGCAAGGATTTATTCATGAAGGGAATCTGTATTCAAGGCGGCATTAAAAATGCCAATGAAAGAGTTTATCCTGTGCAAGAAATTGCAAAGGCAACTAAAACTCTTAATGATCAGATTAGTTCAGGTTATAGTGTACTTGGAGAAGTAGATCATCCAGATGATTTAAAAATTAATTTGGACCGTGTGTCCCATATGTTAACAGAAATGTGGATGGACGGACCAAATGGATATGGTAAAATGAAAATTTTACCGACACCGATGGGCCAACTTGTCAAAACTATGTTGGAATCAGGAGTAAAACTAGGCGTCAGTTCTCGTGGCTCTGGTAATATATCAGAGTACGGTAACGGCGAAGTTTCAGACTTCGAAATCATAACAGTTGATGTTGTGGCCCAACCTTCGGCACCGGGTGCTTA